CGAGCTCTCGGGTCCCGAACAACGGCTGCTGCTCGCCTATGCCGCCGCGCCCCCCGCGGCGCAGGCCGCCGCCTTGACCCTGCTCGAATTGACCGATCGCGGCGCCGCGCCCCGGGGCGCCCCCCGCCGCCGGTTTGCCGGCGGCCACGCGATCGCCACGCTGGACACCACCCGCCCGAGCCCAGCGTGGCTCGACCCTACGGGCACAGCCTAACCTCCCACCGACCCGGGGCACACGTAAACCCGCAGTACCCGTCGGGACAGGTCAACGCCTGGAGGACGAGCGCCGGCAGCCCGTCGGCACACCGCCGCGGCGTGGCGCTGAACGTGGCGCTATGCGACAGCGACAGCCCGCAGGACGCGAGCAGGAGCGCCGCTAGCGTACCGGCAGCAAGGCGAGCAGATGCGCGACGCACAAGAGCAGCACCGCGATCCACAGTTGGACCCGCCCCATCGCCGCGCCAATCACGCAGACAAACGCCGCGAGCACGAGCAGTAAGGACACGGTCAGCATTTATCCACCCTCCGCGGTGAGGCCGCCGCCGCCAAACCGCTCCGCAAATTCCTCGGCCGACAGCACCTCGCGCGGCGCGCCGGTGTAGCGGTTCGAGACGACCCAGTCGGTGACGTGGACGACGACCCACCCGGTCGGGAGCGCGACGCGCGCCTGCCCGTCACGGAAGAGCGGCTGATCGCCGACGGTCGGATCGATCACCGCGCCGACCGGCAGCGGCCCGCCGGCGAGGTACTGCTCCCCGTAGACCTTGAGCGGGCGCTCGGTGTACTGCTGCTGATTGCCGGCCGGCGGAGACGGTTGGCCCATGGGACGGTCCTTGGTTTAGTCGGTGAAGTACACGGCATTCATCCGCACCGACCGGCCGCTCATCTGCGCGTTGGAGAGCAGGCCCGAGGTCGCCGGATCGAGCGGCTGGAAATTGCCGGCGCCGATCGTGAAATACCACTGACTGGTCGGGCCGAAGCCCTGCGACCCCCCGAGCGGGCTCCGCACGGGAAACGGCAAGCCGGCCAGGTTGGCGATATTGGTATCCGCCGTCGCGGGATAGGCGAACTCGACCCAGATCCACACCAGCCGGCCGAGTTTCGCCCAACTGGCGGAGGTGACCGACAGGCTCAGGGCGCCCGCACTCGCGTCGATCGGGGTCCACGACCCATAGGTCGGCACACAGGCCGCGTCGATCTGGTTATAGAGTTCGGTCTTCCAGGCGTTGTCAATCACGGTCCCGGTCGTGCCGGTCCCGTCGTCGTCGATGATCGGCGTGCGCGTGATCGCCATTACGTGCTCGTTTCCAGGCGCCGCAGCCAGTCTTCAAAATTGAAGCGCCGGCTCGAGGCGGTGACCGTGTAGGTCGGGGCCTGCGTCGGGTGCGGACGAAAATTGTTGATCGTCACCGACTGGATCTTGAACGTGCCCCAGACATTGGTCGGCGCCGGCAAGTTGACGGTGATGGTTTTCCCCGAGGCGGTGCGCGTGTCGCGACAGACATACGTCACGGTGACCTCCTCGAGCGGCCGCATCTGGAGCGTGGCGGCGGCGCGCGCGCGCGCTTCCGCGATCGACAGCCGGCGATCCTGCACCCATTCCTCGCGGACGCCCGGGCCGCTGTGGACCATGTCGGCGACGGTCGCCTGCCGCGCGGCGTCGTCCGCTTGCACGACGAGATACACCTCGTCGCCGGCGACGATCGGGGCCGTGATCCCGGCGACCCCGGTGAGCATCGGCGCGAGCGTGATCGGCGTGCCGGCCGGAATGGTATTGAGGACCGCGCCGTCGCCACTCGCCGGGACGCCGGTCAGCGTCGCCGCCGCCACGCCGGCATAGCGGATGCGGTTGTTGCCACTGAGCACCCACCCGCCGGTTGCCGGAAAGGCGCCGGTCCCACTCACCGGGATCGTCGTCGCCCCGGCGAGGACTTGCCCGCCGTCGCTGACGAGGCCCGAGGTATCGGTCGTGGGCAGCGCGCCCGCCGTCAGCGCCGCATCCGCCAGGGTGTCGACGTACGTCGTGGTCGTGTTGTCGGCGATCGTGGCGAGGAGTTTCCAGGTCGCGCCGTCATTGAGCGTGCGATAGATCTTGCGCGCGGTCGTCGCCGGGCCGCCCCCCGATCCTTTCGGCCCCGTCGCAATCCCGCTCACCGTGACCGTTTGCAGCGCGCCCAGGCCGGCGGGCGGCGGCGTCACGAGCGCGCTATCCGCCGTCGTGTCGACAAACGCATATTGGGCCGACCCGCTCACGTCGCGGAGCCAGTATTGTTGCGACCCGTTGACTTTGGTCCGGTAGACGCGCCGCTTCGTCACGTCCGCGCCGCCGTCCTGGACCGTCACCGTCACGACGCCGCTGGGTAATCCGCCGGTCTCGACCGCCGTCGGCTTGATGGTTTCGGTTTGGAGGAGGATCGACGTTGCGTAGGCGGGCACCACGGGTACGGCGATGGTCCGCAGGGTGCGCCAGACGCTATCGGTCGAGGCATTCAGATATTGCACGTCGGCGTACACCGCGCCGCCCGGATTCGACGGGAGCGCAGAGACGACGATCTGGATCGCATCGGGCGGCCCGGGCTTGTCGGCCAGCGTCACGGGCGGCGGCGAATTCCCGAGCGTCGCGGGCGACAGCGCCGTCGTCGAGCGATACGCGATCCGAAAGTACAGCGTGTCGCGCGCCCCGGCGAAGTTGATCGCCCCGCTGCCCGTGTTCGCGTAGACGGTGGGGGGCTGCGTCGTCGCCGCGCTCCAGTTGTGACAGTTCGCCGCGACGGTGCCCGCGACGGCCGTCTCGCCGCTCGCCGTCACGTGCGTGACCCCGTAGGTGTAGGTCCCGGCCGGCAAGCCCGTCCCCGCCGCGACGGCGACACTGGGCGCGACCGCGACGGGCGCCGACCCGTCGATCGCGATCCCCGCCCCCGGCGAGTTCAGGGACTCCCCGAGGGCCGAGACCCACGTATAGGCGTAGACGTGCGCCCCGACCGTGACGGCCCCGCCACTCGCCCGCGCGAGCGCCGGCACACTCGACGGCGTCGTGCCCGACCCGACGATCGCGCCGGCGCCGCCCTCGGTCACGCCCGTAAACGTCAGATGCTGCGCGCCGCCGCTCGATCCCTGCGGCGAGACTTTCACGAAGACGTTGGCCCCAACCGCGAACATGTCGACGGCCGCGAGCGGAATCATCGTGTCGCCGGGGCCGACCGTGGCGAGGACGTTCGACCCCCGGCCCTCGACATAGACGCGCGTCAACACCTGCGTCCGATCGGTACTCTTCTGAAACGCCCGCAGCGACGGATGCGTCGGGGTCAACTCGACCGGCGCCTGGCTGGGGTCCTCGTCCGCGAGAAAGAGATGCACGCCTTTCTGGTAATCGACGTACCAGTAGCCGCCGATCCGACGCGCGATCCGCGTCAACGCCTGGTCGAGCGGTTCGTTGGTGAACGTGATCTCGTCGAGCACCGGCAGATTCGGCGTGACGGTCGTGCTCGTAAACCCGTTCGCCGCCGCATACGTGGCGACGAGATCCGCCGCGATCGCCGACGCCGACTGCGTCCGGTACTGCTTGGTGACGGTCAGGAACCCAAACTGCCAGGTATAGTCCACGCAGCGAATCGCGGCCTGCACGTTGGCGGGCTTGTCGCCGACATACATCTGTTGCACGGTCAGCGCGAACCCGGCATACAGCCGCTTCGCATTCTTCGATCCGAGGGTGATGAGGACTTCCGCCCCGGCCCAGATCGAGAAGCCATTCAGGGTAAAGGCGGCGGTGTTCGGGGTCTCGTCGAGTTCATCGGTGATGCTCAGGGAGTCGAGCAGGATGCCGTACCGGGGATCGGCCCGCCCCATCCCGTAGTGCGTCCCGTCGATCGTGATATAGACCGCGCTACTGACATACCCGCCGCGCGACGCGCCGCCCCGCATGATCTTGCCGAGGGCATACATGCGCGCCTTCTCGCCGGCGGTCAGGGTCGCCATACTCAGGCCGGCAGCCGGCCGCCGCCGCTGCTGTAGTTGTACGTGAGCGCGTCGCCAATCAACCGCGCGAGTTCGTTCTGCGTGCCGAGGATGTTCCCCTCGACGGTGAGATTGACGGTCGGCGGCGGCCCCGGCGTCCCCCAGCCGAGGAACCCGTCACCGAACTTGCGCTCCAGTTTCTGGATCACTTCGCCGGTCTTGGGGTTGACCAGAAATTGGTTGCCCATGCTGTCGCCGACTTGCTTGAGCCCGCCCGACGAGGCCGGGCCCTGCCCGCCGGGGTGCAGCCCCCACGTATTCGTCGCCGCGGCGACCTGCTGCAGGGCGCCGAGGGCCGCGCCGGAGGCGGCGGCCTGCGCGGTCTGCGCGGCGGCGAGCTCGTTGGTGACCGCGACGACGGGGCGCAGGGCGGTCTCAGCGGCGGCGGCGGCGGCGGCAAAGTCGTTGAACTGGAGCGCCTGCTCCGCGGTGAGGTCGCCGTTGCGCGCCATGGCGGTCATGGCTTCGGTCATCGCGGCCTGCAGGTCGACCAGTTGCTCGTGACTCAACTTGTCGACGGAGTTCCCGAGCAGGAAGATCGCCTCGGTCCACTGCGTCGCCTTCTCGATCGCGTCCTTGCCCAGGGCCTGGTCGCGGATCGCGAGCACCGCGTCCCAGTGTTGTTTCAATTCCGCGGTGATGCGCGCGTGTTCTTTCTCGGACGCCTTGATGGCTTCCTGTTCCGCCTTGAGCGCGGCCTCGACGGCGGCGATCTGACTGGCGGTCAACTTGTAGGCGGTCGCGACCGTGTCCATCGACACGCCGTGGTCGAGCGCCGCCTTCGCCGCGGCGATGGTGGACGCACTCATGGTCTTCAGCACGGCGTCGTTGTTCTGCCCGGCGATCCGGACGGTGTCCATCGCCTTGGCCCATTCGTCGTTGACCTTCGCGGCTTCCTTCGCGCCTTTCTTGTGCGCGTCGACCCACTCCTGATTCACCTTCATCGCTTCGTTCATGTCGGTGATCGCCCGCCCGGCGCGCTGTGTCGCGAGCGCGAGGACGTCGGCCTTCGCGCCGGCCGTTTCCTTGACCAGATCCCCCCAGCCCATCAAGCGCGCGGTCGTCTGCGCGATCGCTTGGTCGAGGCCGAAGAACTCCGCGATCTTGCGCCCAATCTGCCAGCCGGCCATCGCCGAGCCGACCAGGAGCCCCGCCGTGCTCATCAGGCCCAGCGCGGACGCGGATTTCCCGGCGGCCTGCTGAATGTCGTTGAGCCCTTTGACGGCGGGGCCGAGATGAATCCCGACCGCGTTGAGCACGCCGTCGAATTGCCGGAAGCTTTCGGTAAAGGTATTCGTCGTGGTGCCCATCCCACTGATCGACTTCGAGGTCTGGGTCGTCTGCCCCTCGAACACCACGAGTTGCTGTGAGGCCTTCCCCACTTCGCTGTTGAACGCGGAGAAGTCGGCGTCAAATTGGGCGGTGATCGCCATGGGTTATTTCTGCAGGTCCGCGACGATGAGTTCGTACACGTCGCGCGGCAGGTCCGCGACCCACTCGTACTTCCAGTGAAACGACCGCGCGATCAGGAGGTCGGTCATGATGCCGGCGCGGTGATACGGGTTTTTTTTTGCGCCTCCAGCGCGGCGTCCTCCCGCTCTTCGTGCGCGGTCACGGCGGCGATGAGTTCGCGATAGGTGTCCTGGTCGAGCCCGTCGATGGTCGCGCGCCGGATGTCCTCGGGCTCGTCGGGGCGATACGGCAACGGCTGCCCGTCGAACCCGACGAACGTCCACCCGACGATGTACGCGAGGAGTTTCGCCATCCCGACCTTGCTGTGGTCGAGGACGATCTTCTCGCCCTCGGCCGTCTCCTTGAACTGGCTGTAAATCAACTGGCGATACTCGCCGGCGTTCAGGGTCTTCTTGACCTCGACGCTGTCGCCGTCACTGAGCGGCAGGCGGACGACGTCCGGGGCAACGACACGACAGCGCGGCATTACGCCTCCATCGGCCCGAGGGCCGCGGTGATCTGCTTGTCCATCACGGTGACCGCCTTGACCGGCCAGCACCAGTAGCCGCCCTTCCGCGGCGCGTTGAACAGCAAGGGGCGCTGCTGCAACTTGTACGGGTCGACGCGCGTCACCGTGGCGACGAGCGACCACTGCGCGCGGGTGCGCGATTTGTAGATCCGCCAGGAGCGGCACACCGCCGCGGTGTGCCACGCCCACGAGATCGTCGCTTCGCCGCCGGTCACCACGAGTTCGTCGAACATTACGGGTGCACGCCGGCGACCCAGGCCGTGCCGTTCCAGTTGCAATCGCTGCCGTTGCCCATCTCGACGTGCTGGCCGATCGTCCAGTTAGTCGCGGGGCTCGCGACGATCCCGACCATGGCGGCAATGTTCGCGGGCGGGGTCGCGCCCGCGGGCGTGAAGGTGCCGGGGAGGCCCGCGGTCGCCCCGGTCGCGACGATCTGGCCGGGCACGGTCCACGAGGCCGCCGCCGCCCAGGTGCCCTTGACCGTCGGCGCCGACAGCGAACTGTCAATCGACGCACTCATGTAGGCGAGCCCCTGCCACTTGTAGCCGGGCTCCTGGTTGTTGACGACGAGTTGCAGCGTGCCGGGCGTCCCGGCGTCGGCCGCCTTCCACAGCGCGGTATCCGCGGAGTTCCAGAACCCGCCCAGATCGCCCTTGAGATCTTTCATCCCGGGCACGTACACGCGGTTGGTGTCGGAGTAACAGGTCACGTCTTCCATCTCGGTTTCTTCCGAGAGGGTCCACGAGTTCAGGGAAACGATCTCGACGAGCGTCGACCCGCCCGCCTGATCCCAACTGACTTTGCCGAACTTGCCGGTCTTGATCGCCATGGTGTCTCCTTAGTCCTCGGTGTCCGGGTCGCCCGTGACCTGGGCGGCGCCGTGTGCATAGATCCGATCGATGATCGCGGTCAGGGCCGTGTCCCGGTAGCGGGCGGTGATCGGCCGGAAGGTCGGCGTGCCCAGCATCCGGCCGCGGTTGTAGCCCGCGGTCGTCGCGCGCGTCGTCGTCCCGTTCTCGTAGATCGCGGCGTGCGGGGCCAGGTTCTTGACCGTCGCGCCGGCGAGCGTCACGCCGCGCGAGGGGATCACCGTCACGCCGCGGATGAGGCCGCCTTCGCGGTACGGGTAGGCGGCGCGCAGCGCGTCGGCCGCCTCGAACGCCGCGGTGATGAGAATCCCCTCGGCCTCGCTGACGAGATCAGCGGTTAACACCTGTAATTCCTGTTTGAAGGTGTCGAGCCCGTCCCATTTCACGGTGGCGAGTTTCGCCATTACGTGAAGACTTCCTTACACGTGATCTGGGTTTGGAACGCTTTCGCGTTGCGATGGAGGACGCCGTCGACGTGGAAGGTGCGGCCGTGGAAGTGGACGCGCGCGGCCGTCGTGATCCCGGCGTGGTAGTGGCCGACCAGCGTGAGCAGGCCGCCGCCCTCGGCGATCGGGGCGCAGTACCACGTCGGCGGCGTGAGCGGCCGGATGCCGCCGGCGCCGTCGGTTTCGTCGAGCGTCACGATCTGCTGATAGGTGCCGATCGCCATCACGTCACCGTCGGGTCGCGATAGGCGGCGAGGAGGTCGTAGATCTTCGGCCACGGATCCGCCACGTCGCCGTCGCCGCGGTCGTTGTAGTAGTAGGCGGTGAGGAGGAGGATCGCGTGCGTGACGGCCTTCGGCGCGGTCGCGACCGTCCACGTCGGATCGGCACAGAGGTTCAGGTACGAGAGGACCGCTTCCTGCGCGCTGTCGAGTTTCTGCTGCACGTCGGCGTCGTACGCGGCGTCGGTCAGATGCAGATGCACCTTCGCCTG